TTACATGCTCATCAGCCTATCTCTGATTTGTTCCCCCTGTTCCTTCAGATAGTACACAGTTCGTTTATCTATACCTAGTTCTGCTGCAATTTCCGGAGCACTGAGGTCGTAGGTGTGAAACCTGACAAACACTTCTGCTATAAGCGGATTTTTCCTGTTCATGGCAGCAATCAGCTCATCATAAACCATTTCACTTTCAGCCTCGTTCATTCCTGAAAATTCCTCGCCTTCATTGCTCATAAGTTCTTCAGGATCATCATAATTGATGACCCTAGGCTGACGGTATTCATTCTTTTTGCCGTAAGGGCATTCTGAGCACTTGTTACATTCGGGGCATACGATAAGAGGTTTCAGTGTACCAGGAACAATGCAGCGGGTGCTCCGGCAGTTTCTGTGATGTTCAATGTTGATTTCTTTCCAGAAATAATCTGCCAAGCTAGGATCGTCGGTCTCGTACATATACACGTTCATTGGTTCGATTCCTCCGATGTATAAAGTTTCGCAGTCCTTCCATGTAATACCGTAGTTTCTGAGATCATTCTTATCAACAATTCTGATAGGAGCATTATATACTTGATTTCCTTTGTCGTTAATTCGTCCTTTAGGTTGTCTTTTATTGGCCATTTAGTACCACCGTTTCGGTTGTTCCGAAAGCGGTGAAACCATTCATGGCAGTACTGTCTTGTGTTCATTTCCGGTTACCCCACATTCGAAAGGTAACCAGCGGTGCATGACACTGGAGGTAAAAAAGTGCTCTCCTGTTTCAGCTATGCACTCATCAGGAATTTGCGCGCGGTCTGATGAGCCTCCACAGGTTTGCGGAAAAAATCAGGTGCCGTCAGAGGAGTTTCCCCTGATCAGCTGGTCGTCATGATGTTTATTCCTGCGACCCTCTTAATTAAACTATATTGAAGATAATCGTGTGGGACGTTCAACGTCCCGTTTGGAGTCTGAAAAAGGCTGTTTTATGGGGGACTGAAAACAGAAAGACCGGCTCCACGCTCGTAGTGCCGGTCTTTTGGTACGGGACGTTGAACGTCCCGTAGAAATGAAATTTTTTTTAGATTTTTACTTTTTTGCTTTGTAAGAACTCAATGACAACATCGTAATTTTCTGCATATTTGTAGTTCAAAGCATGGTCGATCCAGAAGTGGGTTTGATCCTCTGCATAGTTCAGACTCACCCCCATAATGCTTAAGAATTCCTTGCTTACGGCTGGCGGAAGATGCAAGGCAAAACAGATCCTGATAATTGTTTCTTTAGAGGGATCCTTGGTTTCACCACTGAGCAATCTTTCCAGTGACTTTCTGTCACGGTCGATATTGGCAGCAAGCTCAGTTACGGTCGTTTTATAGTATTCAATGAGGTATTTCAGACTGTTTTTTCTAGTATGCGGAATATTGCAGAGGAGCTCCTGTGTTTCATTCATCTGACGTATAAAATAGGCCTCCTCCTCTTTTGCTGAAGCACATTCTTTTCCGTTGAATGACAGTCTGATTGAGACTTCCTCATCGTTTCTGTTCAGGAGGAAATCTATGCGTATATCTGCATTCGAGTTTTTCTGATCGGATTCAATCGTGAAGACAAGACAGCACTCGTCCATGTGGGTCAAAGCATAGTCTGTCAGCTCAAGCGAGCCTTCCATACTGTGCTGAACATATTTCGGTGCGTTCAGAACAAAGTGATGATCAACAAAGAGATATTTGCCATCTGAGGTAATCTGTCTCAAGTCCATACTTGATACTGACAGTCTCAGCGCCTCCTCTTCAGATATGGTGAAGGTTTCATTGTACTGCAGGAACCCGTGTTTCCAACCGTGGGCTCTGACCTTGTCATTATCGGAGTAAATATAGACTCCCCGGGCCTCCTCAAAACCCAACTCCACAAGTCTGAATTTAACAGATTGGCGTGATGCCTGAAACTGCTCAGATAGATCATCAATAACAGACTCCATTATTTGGCACCGATGATCCTTTTTACCTTCGACGCTTTCAGCAAGGCTTATTAAGCCGTTTGCTCGCTCCTTGAATACATCCTTTGGCATAAGAAGTTTTGGAGCTAGACGGTTAGCCTGCCGCTCCATGGTTCTGATAGTTTCCTCGGAAAGCTCTGTTTTAGAGGGATAGTCGGCTATGGTATTACAGTATCTGAGACTTTTGCATTCGCAGAATCTGAATGCCCACCTGTGAAGCATCCAGTGGGCGATTTCATGCATGATTGTGGTGTTTATAGCAAGAAAGCCTTTGTTCACAGAGGTGTACGGATCGACAACTATAGTGCCAGGAGTTACGTGCACAGTTTCCGGGAGTGCTGATAAAGCATCGTAAAGGGTGGCATCAGCTTCAGCAAAGAAAATTTCACCTAAGAGCTGAGTGTCTGGCTTAATGTTTTTGCAAATGACTGGCAGCTGGAGGCGTTTTGCAAGTTCGGTCGGTTCGACAAGCTTGCCATCGAAAGCTTCCGGGTAAAAACGACTGAGGATATTTTCAGCTACCTGTTCAAGCTTTTCTACAGAGAGTGCAGGAACAAGATCTTCACTGAGATTGCCACTTTTAAATTTCGCATCAGCGGACTTGTAAGGTTCAATACACAAAATCTCAAAGCTCGAGAAATTATCATCTAGAGTTCCTTCACATTTGACAAGAAGCCACGGATATTTTTGATCTTCCTCATCTTCTTCATCTCCTCGGATTTCCACCTCTAGTTCGAGACCGACATTGAAGGCAATTTTCATAGCCGACTTCGCTGCCGGGTGCACGCATTTGATAGTCACACCTGTAAGTTCAACTTCTTTGATTTCCGGAACGTGAGAACTGTACATGTCAAGCTCGCGCCATCGACCATTCAGAAATTCTTCTGCTGCATCAAAGAAACGGTCTTTAAAGTTTTGGTTAAGAAATTTTGAGAAGGAACGGGACATATGCACTCCTGCCTAGTATTTTAGTATTGCTTTGTATACATTGTTACTGAATGACCAAAAGCCACAGGCGATTTCTCTTTATAACTTAAGTTCGTTAATGTTCATTAACTTTCCTGTTAAGAAGTAGTCATAGGCATCAGTTGCAGGAATGTACCTCACTTCAATGTTCTGTAGCCCAAGGTCGGCAAACATCTTCATCGAGACAGTTCCCATATTCTGTATGGCTGTTTTGGCTGTTGGCATAAGAAAACAGTTTTTGACGTCTTCTTTAGCAAATCCGTGTTTTGATATAAATTCTTGATATGCCAGTTGATACAGATATTGTTTGGTTACTGATTCAATTCCAGGTTGGCTTTTTGGTGGTTTTCCCAATGCAAAAACAGGGGTGTAATACTTTGCATCAAAGATAATGAACTGCTCATTAGAAATTGTTATAAGGTCTGGGATGAGCGTATCTTCAGCCTCTTTGTCTGCAACAGACCATTTCGGCTTTTCGATCAGATTGATCAGCTCTACTTTTGCTAATGGATCATCTTTCTGAACAGGAATTGGCAGTTTCAGTTCAACCAGTGTTTTTTCCAACTGATTATCCAATATTTCTGCACATACTTTTTCCCATACCAGGTTGAAGCTGTTGGTGCCGAACAGAGAGAGACTTTCGGTATCGTACAGGCTGCCACTGAGATCAATATAGGCATAGATTGTTTTCAGCACAAGCTGTTTGCGGGTATTAAACTGACAGTTCAATTCGTTTTCAAGCCTGTAAAGGATATATTCCTTATCGCCGAATTCATCAAGTTCTTCATCAGTTAAATCAATGTCAGTTATTTCGAACAGTGATGAAAGATCGGCGTTTTTAAGCTCTCTGGATACTTTGGTTAGGATACACTCATGCAACCGCTTGAAAAAGTCATAATCGTTGGTGACACGCTTTCTAGTAAGCAAATCAGGATAATATGGTTTGTTACGGGAAATTAGAGTGAACGTCTCGTTGATGGTTTTTTCCCAAAGAATTTCACCTGAACCATTATTTTCAATGATATCTTCAGTGTTGGTGTAAACCCCATTTTCAAAGTAGTCATGAAGCAGAAAAAGCATGACTGCCGCAGAAACTGCAGACCAGAATCAGCCGTGTGATCCTGAAGGAGGCACTGAAGGAAACCGGAGCAAGAGAAGAACTTACGGGGTACATCGATACTCACTTCAAATCCCATACCGGAATCTACCGCAAGTCTGTATCCGGCATTAAAACCTCAAGAGTTCGCTCTGACCATAACCGGATTATTTCATACATACACTTTCTGCCGGTGAGTAAGGTCAAAGGCGGCAAGGAAGGCAAAAAGCCTCATATTCCACCAAAGACTCTCAATCACTGGCTTAATGCCGGTACCCGTGACCACACTGTCGGTAAAGGCTCAAGTCTTGAAGGCAACAAAGTGATTCAGCAGCTTATTGCCAACAAATATCAGATTGCCATCAACAAAGCCAGATTCAATCTCGCATCTGCCAAAACGCAGAAACAGCGGGAGCGGTATCAGGCTATGATGGAAAGAAATACAAAAAAGCTTGCTGCGGTTAAGGCAAAAGCTACTAAAAAAGCCTGTCAGCATGGTGGCAAGGTTAAGGGCATATCTGCCCGTCATTTTATTGAAGCGATACAACGCAGGGTAGATCAAAACGCAGTGGCCATTGTGGTTCAGCAGGTTGAAACCTCTATGGTCGATTTATTGAAATAGGAGAAAACAGAAATGGCTAAACATACACAGCTTTACGATTACAAGGCAAAGGAGCCGGTACTTCTTGGAGGTACTCATTCCCAGTTCTCGACCGATGATGGAGTTACCTGGCTGCCGCTTAAAGGAGCGCAGGAGCTTGGGGATATCGGTGACATTGCCGAATCCGTGGAATGCACCACCATCGATGATGACAGAAAGGTTTACTGCGGAGGACTTAAAGATTCTGCTGAAAAGGAACTCACCATCTACTACTACGATGATGACGCTGACCAGCAGGCTCTCATTGCTGCCGCTGAGGCACAGCAGACTGTCCGCATCCGTCATCAGTGGCCGAACGGCACCAGAGCCACCTATGATTTGAAGCTTCTAGGCTATCAGATTATGTCCGGCTCTGCTGACGGCTTTATGCAGCTTAAGGTTTCCGGCAGACAGGCATCTGATGTTGCCTGGTCAAATGCCGATGCGGCTGAACAGGAAGGAGAATAACCATGTCTTATTTAGATCAAATCAAAGGACTGAAATTCAAAATCAGCAAGGTGACCGTTGACGGTGTGGACTTTTACCTGCGTGAACTTTCAGGCAAGGCACGTCTGGACTTCGAGGAGGAGAAAGATCTGCAGCTCAAGGTGCTCAAAATGATGCATGCATCCCTCTGTGACGAGAATGGTAATCTTACCGAAAAGCCGGAGGACTTTGAAGCCTTTATGGAATCAGTGCCGAACAAGGTACTGCTCCAGCTTGTTAACGCCTTCTCGGCTCTCAACATTACTGGTGAGACACACCTAAAAAACTAATCCGGGGCAGTTTTGTATTCAGACTGGCGGTGAGAATTGCCCGGGAGCTTCACCGCCCAATCTCAGAAGTTCTTGAATATCCCACCACCGAGTTTAATTACTGGGCGGTGGTTTTTCAGGAGGAATACTATGAGGCACATCCGAAGGAAAGATACAGATCCGGAATGACGGAGAGCGATTGTGCCAGAGAGGTTGAGAAGTTTAAACGGATGATGAATTAGAATGCATGTTTCAAAAATACACCCAGAAACATGATCTTCTCCTACATACTTTTAGAGATTTCTTTGTTAGGATGTCATTCATTAAACCAGTGTAGATAATATGTACAAATGGTATAATATCCTAAGTGTTCATCCTATGGTATGAGGGTATTTTATGATTGATAAAGAAGATGAGCTTTTTTCGGTACTTGAGGATCCTAAGTTTTTTCAAAAAATGACGGAAGAGGTATGGAAAGAGAATTTTGAGAAAGTTGGTTATATTTATATTGGCGTAGGTGATGAACCCGAAGGATGTACTTCACGTGTATATGAGGACAAACATCGAGAGTTTGTTGGGATGAATGCTAATTACGAAATAGAAGTAAAGTCTGAAGCTCCGGACTATGATTGGGAAAAAGCTCTTTATGATAAGGATTGCTCACAGATAAAGTAATAAAAAGGAGTAGCAATATGATAGATCTACCGAGAACTACTCCTCATATTTATGTAAGTAGCATACTTGCACTTAATATCAGTAGCCCTGAACATACCGGGGATTGGCATAGTAGTGTATATTGGGAGCATCCGGAGAACTGTAAGCTTGATCTGTGGATTTTTGGAGAAGGACAAAAGTTTAATACAAATGGCCTTTTGGGTGAGTTAGGCATTATAGATGGTACTGTCCGTTTAAATCAAATGGGGTATCATCAGAAATGTTCTCCTGTGTGGGTAGCTGATCATCCCAGAGCATTTGTTGATCTTTTATATGTTTCTGTGTTGCAGTCTGGGAATATCAATACTCTAACATTAGATGATTGGTTTCCAAGTATTGAAGACAAGGAAAGAGTGTATGAAGTTCTATCTGTTTTGGAGAAAAAACTCGATAATCGACAGAAAGAGGTATTGCAGCAGTGGGAGTTACAGAATCCAATTGCAGAGTAAACTTAAACAATAGTGAGTATTAATAATTTATTAGAAATTCATCATTAGTTTTAATTATACGAGTATACGCATTTATAAGGTTGGGGTTGTTATGCTTGAATACAATGAAAAATATAAAGCCTATGCTGAAGAATTCCCGGAAGCCATTATTTGCTGGGATCAGTCTAAGGAAAATCATACCGAAGCCGGTAAAGCAGTCATCGCATCTTATAATGAACATTATTATGCTATTGCTTCGGAAATAATGTACGAAGTTGGTGATATGGTTGCTGCGTTTTATGGTGACTGTACTATCAAAAAAATTTATGATTTGTATTTTGAAAATGAGGAGAAGGCATATAAAAAACTTCGCAGACTTCTCGGAAAACCTATTATTTACCCGGATATTGAAGTTTTATACTACTACGAGCCACCATACAAAAAAATCAAATGTATAGAACTGGGGTATGAAAATAATTTTGAAGAAGTATGGACACAGTCAGTTAGTGATTCTGAATTGGCTATAAAACGATAATTATTTCAGACAAAATTACATAACAATTTCCAAAACCATTTTCCATGAAGGATCTCCTAACCGAGATCCTTTTTTATTTTCAGGAGTTTCAAAATGAACGACAGCACCATCAGGCTTTCTGCCGATACGTCAGCTCTCTCGGATTCACTCTCCAAAATAGCCGAAGAGATGACTGCCATGAAGGACGCTGTTTCCTCCTCTGCTGCTGCCATGGGAGCAAGCCTTGATGCCTCGGCGAAACAGGCAGAAGCCACCAATGCCGCTATTCACGGACTTGATGAGAGCGTTAAGACTGTGACGGATTCAATTCAGGAACAGACCAAAACCGTAACTGATTTAGGCACCGAACAAAGCAAGGTGACAAAGGAAATCAGTAAGGCTCTCAACACTCAGAATACTCAGCAGAAGGATGCCAATACCACTCTTGCCGAACAGAAGAAGATCATGCAGGAGCAGGAAGCTGAAATCAAAAAGGTTACCAAAGCCGTAGATACTCAGACCGGAGTTCTGCAGAAAAATGCCGGCGGCTGGAAAATGCTGATGACCGGCTTTGCCATCAAGTTTGCCTCCGAAATCGTGGACGGCTTTAAGAGCATCATCTCCACCGGACTTGAGGCCTCTCGTGTATACGAGGACATGTCGGCAAGACTTTCTCCTTTAGTGGGAGATTTGGAAACAGCTCAGAAAACTTTCTGGAGTTTAAACGGTCTTGAGGATGAGACGGCTACCGCTACCGATAAACTCGCAAAAGCTTTTGTGGACTTAGGAAACAACGGACTTACCAACTCAAACGAACAGCTTAAAACATACGCTACCATTGCCCACGGCACAGGCAAGGATATCAACACCTTAACCGATGCAGTTATCGCCTTCTCGCAAGGCTCTACCAAGGCTCTCAGGCAGTTCGGCATTACGGCACAGGATAACGGTGACACCATCTCCTTAACCTATAAAGGCTCAACCACCGAGATTGAAAAGAACAGCAAGGCTCTGGATTCCTATCTCGCTGATTTGGCAAAGAACAACTTTGACGGAGTGCTGGAAGCCAAACTCAACACTGTATCTGCCGCCACCGGAAGACTGGATAATGCCTGGGGAACCTTCTGCACCAGACTCATGCAGTCAAAAGGAGGTTTCGGTGAACTGATCGTCATGGGGAATGACTTTCTTGCCAATACCCTGAACGGTATTTCCGAATGGTTGGACGATCCTGCGGTTATCGAGTGGTTCCACAATCTTGCCAAAACCGTTAGAGAAACCTTTGAAGGAATACGCACGGCATGGGATGGCGTGAAGGACTTTTTCAGTGACACCCTTGAGCTTATCGGTGTTGAGATGAAGGACGGCACCTGCTCATGGAAACTCTTCTTTTCAAACTTTTTTCAGTTTGCCCAGATTGGAATTCTTGAGCTCAGTCAGAAAGTCGGAGAACTGTGGGACAATACCGTCGGCTACCTTAATGCCGTAGGTGAAGGTATCGGCTCTGCCTTATCCGGCGGTGAGTTTTCAAGAGGCCTTGATGCCGCCCGTGCTCAGACCAAAAGAGAGGCTGAGGAAACCGCCAAAATCTATAAGGCCACCATTGCCGGAATCGAAAAGGAGATAACCGAGTCTCAGAACCGCATTGCCGCTGAACGTCAGCGACTTGCTGAGAAATATCAGAACAAGTCGATTGGTGAAGGGACTCAGTCTGATGAAGGTTTGAGGATTGGTGCAAATAAAGACTCAGGCAAAGGAAAAAGTGGCGGTGGAGGAGGCGGCGGTTCATCAAAGGCGCTTGAGGCAAAAGACGCATGGACGCCTTACTATGAGCAGATTATTGAACTCGATATCCGCTCTAAGGGAGAGTTTGAACAGCTCGAATGGGAGTACGCCAAAAAGCTTTCCGGGTTTAATGCTGTTATTGCCGAGAATGCCAAAATCTCTGAAACCGAGAAGAATAATGCTCTTCTTATCATCCAGCAGGACTACCAGCGCCAGCGTGCTGAAATCGAAAAATCCGCCACAGACTTCATCAACTCTCTCTATCCCGAGGATGAGGAAATTGTCCGTCTGCAGGAAAGTTACGGCAGGAAAATTGAAATGCTGGAGCAGTACCACAATGACAAGCTGATTTCTGAAGAAAATTACCTGCAAGCACATACCGCACTGATGGAGAAATACACCACCGACTCAACTGCTACCAAACAGAAAAAGCAGTCTGAGGATTTGAAAAAGATGATGGAGCCTTACGAGAAAATGGCTGATGCCACTATTTCAATCTCCGATGCCTTTTACGATTTGACCGACAGCATGGACGAATCTTCAGGCTCCTATAAAGCTTTGTTTGCGGTTCAGAAAAGTTTTGCCATAGCAAGCGCAACGATGGACGCTGTTAAGGCTTGGATTGGTGCATTAAACGATCCCACTGCTGTTACATGGCCACAGAAACTTGCCAACTACGCATCTGCTGTTGCCACCACTACTGCCGCCATCTCCCAACTCACATCTGTGTCTATGCATGACAAGGGAGGTTTTATCAAACCGGGAGAACTCGGCATCGTGGGCGAATATGGCCCTGAGCTGATTGAGGGACCTGCATCTGTTACATCAAGACGCAAAACTGCTGATTTGGCGCGTTCTGCTTTAACTGCTCAAGAGAGCACCTCGCCTAGTTATGCGAACGTCGTGATCAACCTTTATGAGAGCCAAGATAAAGCCGGCACCGTGGAAACCTCTGAGGACGATGAATCAAGAATCATAAATATTTTTGTATCGGACATCAGACGTGGCGGCGATATGAGTGCTGCAATCCAAAACACATTCAATCTTAAAAGAGTAGGAGCATAAAATTTTATGTTTTTCTTTCCCATTAGTTTACCTAAACCCCAGCAGAACGGGTTTGCAAGAAAATATGAACCCAATATGCTGCGCACACAAATGAGTGACGGATATGTGCGTCAAAGGTTAATCAACCAGGGAGCACCAGACAGCGTATCGGTTACCTGGCTCTTTAACTCGGAGGAGTTTTCGGAGTTTTTGGCCTGGTACAAAGGCAACATACGCTCGGGGGCAGACTGGTTCGTCTGCCCTTTGCTTTCTTGCGAGAAAAACGAAGTTGCCTATCAATATTGCAGAATACAAAAAGGACAGTTCACCCAAAGTCTGCTTTTCAGGAATGACGAAACAGCCATGTATAAGATTTCCTGCAACTTGGATGTATCCAATACTGTGGTTGATGACGGTTCTTGGAGCGAGCACTATGGCTCTAAAGGAAATGCAGACGACGCATACGGCAAGGTAATGCTGTTTGAAAATGCCAACATTTCCGGAAGATCTTCCTCAATGGAAGAAGATACCGATACAGAAAAAATCTCCGTATCTGCCATATTTCCTGTTGAGGACAAAAACGCTGCAGGCACACTGTCCGCAATCGAAGAAGATGACGAAACTTCTGTTCAGTCATCATTTAAAACTATCGAAATAAATACTGAATATGAGGAGGCATAGCCATGGCGCTAAAGAAAAAAGTCACTTACAGCGCAGCATATAATGCTGAAACAGATGCCATAAACACACCTTTAAATTCCTTGTTGCAGCAGGTTGCATCGTTGATCTTGTCACAAAATCCTGGTCTTTCGGTTCTGGACACCATTACCTATGGCAGTTCGAGAATGGAAGATGCCCCTTTATACAACAACAGACCCGATGCACTGAACGCTGACTGTTTTGCGAATCGCTATTATGAATCCGACGTCATTTTTATCGGCACAGACAAAAACAACGTGTGTCTCTCTATAAATTTCTTTCAGGGAGAACTGGTGGTTGCAATGAACATGACACCGCATATGGAACAGAAGTATGTAGATGCCTGGCAAGATTTAGGTTTAAGCAAACAACTTCCGTTCTACGCAGTAGGTAAAGCGTCGCGCTCGTTTAATTTTAGTGCCGGCTATGTAAATTGGTATTCATACACATTGCCTTACCGAATCGTGGACAACGCAATCAGCATAAGCGTTTTGTATTGGGATACAACATACAGCAGAGGCTATTCTTTCATAAACGGAACAGATCAAAGCGACGGCACCGATTTGGTCATATACACCACCGATGAAGGAAATGGCAAAAAAGGACTTGGTGGGGCAATATGGACCTGGGGAAGGATCAGCTCAAACAAATATTATCAAAGACCATGCATACTGGTCTGGAGTTTTTCAGAAAACTTGTCAAACAACATGGCCAAGTACATCGGTTTGTCTTATTACACCAATTCTCCGTCCGAGGCTGAGCAAGTAATCTGCAACGCTCAATACGACATAAGACAATGGTTCTGTGCGGACAACAATTATTACTACTACTGCATGAACGGGCAGTTCTTTGCTATATGGCACACGCTCGGTGGTTCAACCGGATGTGTTGATGGTAATTACAAGCGTGTCAATTCAATGAAGCTTTATGATGCCGTCAACAGAGCCTATGAAGAATCGCAAGGGGGAATAGAGCCTGGTTCAACGAACAGTTATTTCGTTTCCGTTTTATGTTCGGCTTATAACTTGCCAAGACTGGATCCTGGACAGGCATACATCAGGCGAATGCGAATACCGGGGTGGAATGCTAATTGTAAGGGGGAGATCTACTTATTGTGGTCTCCCTCTTTAGTTGGAGCAAACTCTGGCGACATCGTGCCGTTATCACCGAAGGCGCTCTGTGTTGGGTGACTAGGGCGGATTAAATGGCAATACTTACCTTAAATGAAATTTACGCAAGCGGGGGTAATCTCCCGCTTTATTGTTTGCGCATAACCAACTCCGAAATCGGCACCCTACGTTATGTTTTGGCAAATGAAAATATGATCCTCGGCGGAGAGGAATACCTAGCCTCAGGGTTCACCATTTCACTTCCTGAACGTTCGGACTCGGGGTTTACGGATTTGTCTTTCGGCGTATGCAATGTTTCGAGTGAGGTTTATGGCTATATCAGGCAATTGCAGGAAGGCGTTATACCGAAGTCTACCTATATAACGCTAGAGCAGTTTCACCCCGATTCGCTCGATTTGCTCTACAGCCTGACTCTTACTATGACGGGCGTTCAGTTAGACAACAAAGAAGCGGTGTTTACTGCATCATTTGCGGACATGCTGAACACTGAATTTCCAAAACTTAGATACACCGCAAACAATGCTCCAGGACTTAAATATGTGGCAAGTTAATCTCAACCGTTATCTTTTGAGCCGGCACGTTCGAGGTGGCCGCAGCTTTCCTAATCTTGATTGCTGGGGGCTGGTGCGTGATGTGTATAAATCTATTGGGGCGACATTGCCTGAGTTCGTTGATTTTGAACAATGCACTATGCATAAAGCGGCGAAAAGTTGTATTGCTGAGCATTTATTTTTTGAAGTGTATGAGCCGCAAGACTTTGACGTAATCGCATTTTTCAGAAAAAACCGGCTCTTTCACGTAGGGATTTGTTACCAAAACAAAATCCTTCATACCACCCAAAACAGAAATTGTCGCTATGAGCCGATTTCTAATTTTTTATCCCATTCTGACAATATTTGTGTGAGGTATTACCGATGCAAATTGCTGTATTTTCACGAGAAAACTTAACTAACCCCCTAGAAAGTTTAAGCGTAAACTCTCAAGGTTTGACTATCGAAACGCTGCTCATCAAACAGTGCTCTGCCTACAAAACAGAGTTTAATAATTATGTTTCTGCCTATGCAGATTTACACAAGATCGAGCATCAAGATTGGGGGGACTTTGATTTAACCCATACCAAAGAGCTGATGTTCGTCATTGAGCCTGGCGCTTCACTATCAGGTGCTGCTATTGCTGCAATCATTGCGGCGGTCATAGCCGTGGCGTCTACTGCTTTTTCTCTTATTATGATGAACAAGCTGAGCAGTTCAAATACGGGTAACACCAAGACAGGTAGCACAATTTACGACGTAAATGCTCAGGGCAACAAAGTAAAACTTCAGGCGGTTATACCAGAAAATTTTGGTTACTTTAAAAAATTTCCCGATTATCTATGCGACGCCCACTCTTTTTACCGCAACAACAAATATTTTATAGATTTGGTGTTATGCCAGGGACGAGGTTTTTACTCCTACTCAAAAAAGCATGATGATATATACATTGCCAACACTCCGCTGTCTGAACTAAACAACGGCTCTGTGCAAGTAAAAATATATGAGCCAGGTACAGTCATCACCAAAGAAAATTCAATTGAAGATGGTTGTTGGTATGGTTGGTACTCATCAATTGAGGTAACCCGTCAAGGTAAAACCTTAAAAGGTGCGGTTGAGGAAGCTAAAAGCGGAACAGCAACATTGTCGGTATCCTTTGGCTCGCAATCCTTTATTGCTCATAAATACACTCAAACAATCTATGCTTCAGGATCATCGGGTCCATCATACAGAAGTGTTAAAACAAGTTATAACTTACCATGGAAGGCAGGCTCTTATTTTCATATAAGTGGAACGCCAGGCATAAGGTTGGTTTCACTAGGATCAGATAAAGTTTTGGGTGTCATAACTGAGCAAGGTCTGTGTGTTCTATACTTAAAATTAAGCGATAATATTAGTAATTTAAATTACTTAAGAGCAAGAAAGACTGAGAGCGTTGATGGAATTGAAAGCATTGTTGCTGCTGGCGACTTGCTGAGAATAACCCTCAACAGGACATCCACCACAAAATACATCTCCTCTGCGATGGGTTCGCAGGGGCCGTCAACCGAAACAGCGAGTGCCACCAATACATCAAATTTTGATGCGGAAATTTTAGCGTTGGAACAATACACTAACGAAAACAAAGAGCGTTGCATAGCGGTAACTTTAAGTTTAACTGAGGCAGATATTCCAAAATATCCTGACTATCCTACTCCGAGGGGCAAACTTGTAGCGCAATCTCAAAGTGACGAACTTTCTTGTTATCAGCCAATTCCTGCAGACTACCCATACGACTCTGATGATGGTTTGTATCTTTTGGAAAGCAGCGCTGACGGTATTACATACTGCAAGAGATCTTCTGATGATTATGTAGCGATTAAAGATTTTGAGTTTTGGAGTCAAGGCGTAACTAGCACAGACATCACTTTTACATTGGATGAAAACTCCAGCGACAGTGCTGGCAATTTTATTGGTCCCTTCAGAGCTTGCCCTGTTGGTGCTGTTTCTAATAAATTTGAATTAGATTTTTCATTTCCTCAAGGTCTAGGCTATTTAACTGATGATGGTGATTTTGATGAACGCACCATATCCATCCAAATTGACTACCGCTTAGTTGATTCGAATGACGCTTGGCAGACAATCACGCAAACCTGGACTAACAACACTAACGACGAACTGGCTTACACCATCCCTATAGACGTTCCTGTTTCTGGAAATTATGAATTTCGTTGCAAAAATCTAACACCCGATGAAGATTCCACCCGAGTCCTTCGAGAATGCAAATGGGTCGGTCTTAAAAGCTGCATAACCACTCAAAACAAATATGACGACATGACCGTGATTATTTGTAGATTCAAAGGCACTGAAACTTTGTCTGAGTTATCTGAAAATCAAATATGGACTTTGTGGACGCGAAAACTGCCAACCCTTGATTGTAAAAATGCTGATTTAAATGATAGCAATAAGATGGTGGCAACGCGTGATCTCGCACCAGTGGTTAAATACATCTGCGACAACTCAAAATACAAGGGGATCATAAACACCACTTCCCTCAAGCAATTTGATGCTTATTGGAAAGCCAAAGGTTTGTATTTAGACGGAACGCTTGATGATGACAATACTCTGCTGGAGGCTTTAAAGGATGTTCTGAAGGCCGGTTTTTCAAGTTTAACCGTTCACGAAAACAAACTCAGTTTTTGCAGACTCCACAAACTTGAAAACAACGAGCCTTTAACTCAAATATTTACACCACAGAATTTAACCTCATCGCCCAAAGCAACCATTACGTTAAGACGCGATGATTCCGTCGATGAGATTGTGGTTGAATACATAGATCCCGCAACCTACAAAACAGCAACACGTTACGTTCACTTTGATGATCTCGCCAAAGCTGTTGTTACCCTCTATCCTACTAGTAATAACCAAGAAACCTTAAATGCCTTCGGTGTGGTTCAAGAAAGGGTGGCTGTTGCTATGGGATTAAGGCGACTCAGATATCTGATTTACACCAATACCAAGTATGAGATTAAAACAGAACTCGACGGTCTGAATTGTCAGTTCAACGACATCGTGGGTTTGGTGCTCGACCATAATCTTAGCAACATCACAGGCAGAATTTTAGGTGTCGAAAATGATGTTATAGAGGTGGACAGAGAAATTCCCGCAGCCAAAGACTACGGAATAATTTACATCAGAAAGCTTGACGGTTCGATGTGCCAAACAGAATACACCAGAATCGACAGCCGTCATTTGCAGTTATCCCAGAATTTGCCTTTCCCCTGGAATGAAGAATACGGAAGTTCTCTTGAATATCCTTTCTTTGCCATAGGCGAACTTATCAAATGCTGGGTTACCGACGTCAAACCCAACAACAAATCATGCTCTTTGGAATTGGTGAATTATGACGAGCGCGTATTTGTTGATGATTTATAGGAGACAAGAATGAAAATAATCGCTTTTTGCGTTTTAGACGAAAGCTATATAGATCCCGCAATTGTGGCATTAAGGAGTTTCTGCCAATGGAACAGCGGAATCGAAGTCCTATGTTATGCAGAAAAAGGAGCAAATTACTCAAGGCTGCGTCAAGCACTTGATGGATATCTTGTAACCATCAAAGAGGTTGCTTTTCCAAAGGAGGAGATTTTTGACAAAGCAGGTGGCAAATATCTGTTAATACCTAATAGCGCAATGCCAGCAATCTCGCAAAGACTTATCTGCCTTGATGAATTGAAGGAAAAATACGACTTAATCATCAATTTTGATTTGGACACTCTGTTCTGCAATTCAATCAAAAATGCCCTAGTAGGTGCCGACGCAAACCATATTTATGGCGTGGATGAAAAAGAAAACCGCGACAGATGGATAAACAACTTCGGACTGAATGAATGGATCCCAAGTGGCAGATATTTCAATACCGGATTTGTCATTTATGGCTGTGAAGTTTTAAAGAAGTTCTCCTTATACAAAACTTACTTGAAAGCCATGAAAGAAACCCCCGAACGCTTTAACTGCCCGGAGCAGGATTTCTTGAATTACTTTTTGCACGAGCATTTGGTTTTTCTCAAGCCTTGCTACAACTTGATGTTTACCGACAGACTTTATTCATCATTGGCACCCGTGATGGTGCATTTCTACGGTTCGCTAAAACCATAGAATTCCGCCTATATGGGAAATGCTGATTTTTATTATGACAGATACAGAAAAGCGACACGCCAATGCAGACGATGGTTATCATCAAATTTTATGAGCGACTGTTAGGTCGCTTTTTTTATGGGAGAAAAATATGAAGGAATTTTGGACTATTACACAATTAGTGTTTTCTGCTTTAGGAGGCTGGTTAGGTTATTTTATGGGAGGATATGACGGTCTTTTGTATGCTCTGATTATTTTTGTGTTTGTCGATTATCTCACGGGAATTATGTGCGCGATTATCGACAAAAAGTTATCTTCAAAAACTGGATTTAAGGGCCTTTTTCGGAAGATCCTTATTTTTATTATGGTTGGTGTTGCCAACATCATAGACACCAATGTGATGGGGCAAGCAGGTGTATTAAGAACCCTGGTGATTTTCTTTTACCTCTCCAACGAAGGCATATCGCTCTTTGAAAATGCCGCTCATCTAGGCCTTCCTGTACCTGCCAAATTAAAGGAAATTTTAGAACAGATTCATGAAAGAACCGAACCTAAGGAGAAGAAAAATGACCAATAGTTCACTAGTTAAATACACTCAGCTAAGCCCAAACCATTCTGGGAAAAGAACTCACGAAATCGACCGCATCACCCCTCACTGTGTGGTTGGTCAGTTTTCGGTTGAGAAGATTTGTGGGGGTTTTGCTGATAAAAACAGAAAAGCCAGCTGCAACTATGCCGTCGGCTTTGACGGCAGAATCGGTCTATGCGTTGATGAGCAGAACCGGAGCTGGTGCTCATCCTCACGGGACAACGATCAGCGAGCCGTTACCATCGAATGTGCCTCTGATCTGACTGAGCCTTATACCATGAATCCTGAGGTGTATTCTGCACTGGTCGAGCTCTGTACTGACATCTGCAGACGAAACGGCAAGCGAAAGCTGGTATGGATTGCAGATCGGGATAAGGCTTTAAGCTATGAGGTTAAATCTGACGAAATGCTCCTGACCGTCCACCGCTGGTTTGCCAGAAAATCCTGTCCAGGAAATTGGCTATTCGGGAAGTTGGGCGATTTGGCTCAAGAGGTGAATAGCCGACTTGGAGTGTAATTTTTTATTTGTTAATAAAGCGCTCACGGAAATTGCTCAATTGCAAATTAGATTGTATGATTTATCCGTGAGTGATGAAAGAGGTAAACAATATGGGGAATTTAATTAATAGCGACAATACGTATAGAGAATGGATCTCTAATATTTCATTAAGATTCAGGCAAAGTCAAATAAAAGCTTCCATAACAGTTAACAGCGAAATGCTCCGTTTCTATTGGACTCTCGGGCATGATATGGATGAAAAAAAGAACCTCTATCACTGGGGAAGCAATTTTTACGAACAGGTTGGCAAAGATCTGAGAAAAGAACTGCCTGATGTAAAGTCTTTTTCCGCCCGAAATCTTCGGTACATGCATCAGTTCTACTGCCTTTTTCCAATTTTGCAACAAGTTGTTGCAAAATTAGATTTTAATCACCAAAACGACTGCGTTTCATGTGATGAAATCTTTTTGATCCCGTGGGGGCATATTGTTCAAATCATGAATAAGGTCAATGGAAACCGTGATAAAGCCTTATTTTACATACGAAAAACTCTTGAAAACAAATGGTCTAGAGCTGTACTGATGAACTTTCTGGATACAGACCTCTATGAAAGACAGGGCAAAGCAGTAAGCAATTTTGATCTTACTCTTCCTGCTCCTCAAAGCGATCTTGCTCAGGCTATTACCAGAGACCCGTACACCTTCGATTTTCTTACCCTCCGGGAGAGCTATGACGAAAAAGAACTGAAAGATGCTCTTATGGATAACATTACCAGATTTCTTCTTGAGCTTGGTAACGGCTTTGCCTTTGTTGGGCGTGAGTATAAGCTTGAAATTGGAAACACAAACAACTTCATTGACATGTTGTTCTACAATATCAAACTTCATTGCTATGTGGTCGTTGAAATCAAGGTGAAGGAATTTGATTCCGGTGATATGGGGCAACTCGGAACTTATATGGTTGCCGTTAACCATCAGCTGAAGAGTGAAAATGATGGACCTACGCTGGGGCTGTTAATCTGCAAATCAAAAGATAACGTCAAGGCTCGTTATGCGCTTGAAGCCAGCAGTCAGCCTATGGGAATTTCCCAATACGACATAACCACCTTTATTCCAGAAAAATTCAAAGGAAGTCTGCCTACCATTGAGGAAATCGAAGCTGAAATATCGTCAAATGAGAGTTCTCAATAAAGAAATAATAGACTGAGATGCTTCTGACGGTTCACCGCTGGTTTGCTCGAAAATCCTGTCCCGGAAATTGGCTATTCGGGAAGTTGGGCGATTTGGCTCAAGAGGTGAATAGCCGACTTGGGAAATAAGGGAATTTGCACAGGAGAAAACCGATAAAAAGAGAGGCTGTGGCTTGAGCCCTCTCTTCCCTCAATTATTAACGACGTGTACGCTCTCTAAGAAGTTCAGCATTATTACGTCTGTAATTACGTTCCCACTCTTCTGCTTGTTTCAAATAGCATCCTCTATATTCTCCCATCACTTTCCTTTCGACAATAATGTCCTTGATTAATCCAACAGGAGGGCATTGTCTCGGTGGGAGTGATTCAGCACGATATAACTTGCTGTCAAGTTCACTATCACTTAAGCTAGAATATCTTTCTCGCAAAATTTCTAAGATCAACTGTTGATCATTGCGTGAGGTTTCCAAATTCATATACATCGATTCTAAGGTACTAGTACTCGCTGGAGATAGTTCCCGTTTTCTGTCCTCATCGAGTTCCTCTGCAAATTCATTCAATTTGCTATAAGCCTTACCGAGCATGCCAAATAATCCCATACGTATACCCTCAACTTACTTTTATCAATAACATTCACGAATACGGCAAGACAAGTAAAACTAGTCTGCCTTTCTTCCAGTTTACCATTGTTTTTTTTTTGACCAGTTTTCGTCTTGCTTTGATCTCATATCTGTGATCAGATTATAAAATACCCATATTTTTAGACTTATATCACATTCAATGTCATCTTCCCCCCCCCCTGTTCACCAAACAGCCGCTCACCCGCATTCCCGAAAAAAATCCGCTCAAATCAGCCTCTGATGTCTAATCTCAAGCATTCCACCCCTTTGTAGAACATCTCTGTTTCTTGCTACAGGAAAAACTTTTTTTTGTAAAAAGTACCTACTTCTGGGCATTAGTAGGTAGGAGCAATTGTTTTACAGGAGAATTCGCCATGCAAGTAACCGAAGTTACATCCGCAAGTACCCAGCTAACCGCACTCAGCCAAATCACCCATGAGCAGCTGCAGCATGAATTCAATTTTCTGCGGGCTGAACATTTCACGAAAAGCATGCTCAATCATGGACTTATAACGCCTGATGAGTACCGTCTGATCATGATAGAGAACATGATCACTTTCCCGACATTTATCTCGCAAATCCTTTGATTATTGAGTTGCTAGTGTTTCAACACAGAGCAAATATGTTACCGACAAAACGGATTGCGAGAAGCAAACACTGATCACTTTAAGGAGCAATTATGCACATAAAACAAATAAGCTGTTATCCGGAACTGCACTTTGAACATAAACATGCTAGTGATGATCTTATGCAGGAATTCAGCTTTCTGAGAGCGGAGCTTTTCACTCGGAAACTTCTTACCCATGGACTCATCAGCCGTGATGAGTTTCAGTTAATCATGCAGGAAAACAGACGGACTTTTCCGACCTTCCTGTCATCAATCATTTAAGGTGACGGCTTATGAAGAAAGTTATCAAAATCGAGCCTGCCAATGCGCATCAGCCAAAGAATAGACTCCGGGTTGCAGCATACTGCCGGGTGTCATCAAGCATGGCTGATCAGATTGTCAGCCTTGATGCTCAAAAGGCTCATTATGAAGAATACATCACGTCCAATTCTGAATGGGAGTTTGCCGGGCTGTATTACGATGAGGGAATTTCCGGAACCAAGAAGGAAAAGCGTCAGGCACTTCTGCAGATGATGACGGACTGCGAAAATGGGAAGATTGACTTCATTGTCACCAAGTCTTTGAGCAGATTTGCCCGTAACACCACAGACTGTCTTGAGCTGGTACGCAGACTTCAGGAACTTCACATCCCAGTTTATTTCGAGAAGGAGAATCTGAACACCGGCTCAATGGAGACCGAGTTATTCCTTTCAGTCATGAGCAGTATGGCTGAGAGCGAATCAATTTCAATTTCTGAAAACAGCAAGTGGGGTGTCCGGCACCGCTTTGAGAACGGCTCCTTCAAATTAAGCTATGCACCTTACGGCTACACACTCGCTGACGGGGAACTTGTCATCAAGGAGGATGAGGCTGAATGGGTACGCTACATTTTCAATGAGGCACTGACAGGGAAAAGCGCACGTCAGATTGCTACTGCTCTGAATGATAAGAAAGTTCCGGCCAAGAGAAAAGGCTCATGGACTGCCTCCTCTGTGCTCTGGATTCTGCGTAACGAGAGGTACAAGGGAGACTGCCTTTATCAGAAAACCTATACGGATTTCCGGCTCAAAAGACATCTGAACCATGGGGAAGTCGACCAGTTCTATGAGGAAAACCACCATGACGCCATTGTCAGCAGAGAGGTTTTCGAGGCTGTCGGCAATGTTATCAGTCATGAACAGCAGGAGAAGAACAGGTCTGAAGGTAATTCAAAATACGTAAACGCTCCATAATAATCTCATGACTGGGAAATTTTATTTTTCAAAATTTTCGTTCCACGGCATGAGTTCATCTAAAACCTCATTCGAAATCGTATGGGACTTAAAACCTGTGATGGTCCCATTTTTATTTTTTTCGAAAATAATTTTGTTCATGTTCAAAGTCATAACAGCCAGCACTTTTTTCATGTATTCTTCAAAGTTTACTCCATGAAGTTTGCATGACTGATAGAAGGAATACATCAGCGCAAGATTTTCTGCACCCTTGACTGTCTCGTTGCTCAGCATACTGTTGCGAAGAATATCTAAAGGTCTGAACTTCTGTTCGGTCATGTTGTTATGCATGACTCCGTTTTTATTGTTGATAAACGTTCTCAGAGCCTGCTCATTGTTAATCAGATATTCTATTGCATCGCAGAATCTTTTACTGTAGGTTCTTCTACCTTCAGGAATTTCTTTTTTATTTTTCTTTTCGTTCTTCCATGCGATTACATCTTCGTATACCGGTCTTGCGGTGTTAAACAAATCATCAAGCAGCGGTTCAACTTTTTCTTTTCTGAGTGCAACAACATCAAGTTCAGGATTATCAAGCAGCTGATATGAAATCTGATTATTTGCATGAAAGCATGCAGAAATCTTGTCCATAAACATTTTGCTGTCATATACATCCTGTTCCCATTTCGCCTTTACAGCGCGTCGCTTCGGAACAATACTACCATCCTTAGGGTTGTAGTTGCATAAAAAGTTAAAACAGGAACACCAGTATCTTTTCACGTGAATCCAGCACAGTCCGTATTCACATATAAACTCTATGCAGTCATCAGTCAGTTCGCCATTTTCATTCACAACAGTGAAGAACGATTTTTTGTAATAACCATCGCAGGCAACAAAAGCCTCGGGGTTAATTCCGTTTTCAATCAGGATTTTTTTAATAAAATCCGGAGCACGGGTGACCGAATGATAGTACATACATCCGTATTCGGTAACAATCGCGAATATGAAGGTTCGAGTTGATTTCTTTGTTTTGAAATCAGCTTTATCTATGTCATCCAGTTCTTCCAGTACTTCAGGCGGCGGTTCATCCTGCTTTCCTATACCGGTTCCAAACTTTTGTCTTACCTTCCAGAATGTTTCATCCAGTCCTATAAGTAAGGCTTTGCTGATGCTCTCGCGCTGCATTCTTTGAAACACCGGCATCAGCATGGCTGATACGATATCAATGTAACGGTAGATATCCTTGCGGTTTATCATCAGTCCGTATTTTTCTGCCAGATAATCACTGATTCTGTATACCGGAAGTCTCAGTCCAAACCACATGCTCAGTATCAGACTCATGATGATTATGCTTATTTTATTCTTCTTCATGAAGTCTGTTTCCGGATGTGCAGGAACGAATGTATGGTTCCCGTTTACCGGTCTGCCTGCTTCATCAACTTCAACAAGTGCAGTTTTGTAGTATTTGATTTCTACTACTTTGGTTTCAACTTCATATTTTGTGGTGGATTCGTCTATCCGCACACACTTGTAAAATTTTCCATCTTTCTCGACAACGGTGTTGAGAAGCTTCTTTGCCTCCTCCATCGTCATCTTGTTACCGAAAATATCTACAACCACAACTCGTGTTTCGGCTATGTTGCTTGGAATCTTTTTACCGCGGCTCTTTTTCTTTTTCGGAGTTTCGCCGTCTCCATTAACATCTTTATCAAAATCAGGATTTGACGAGTTTTCAAAAATTTTACCGTCGTTATCCTCATCTACCGGTTGGGTTGATTCAGCTTCGGTATTCGGTTTATTCTTTTCGCTACCCTTACCGTTAATAGCTTCGTATGCCAGCTTGACGTTGGTTATTGTGGAATTTGATAACTGCTCCTGCAGCTCTTTTATCATCAGTTTTAAATTTTTATTTTCTTCTTCAGATTTTTGTGCCAGCTCTTTGAAAAAAATAATTTGTGATTCAAAATTTTCTTTCAAACTCTGCGTTATGTTAATGACTAGATTGAAGAGAGAAATCAGCGCTGTAACCAATGGATAGATATCTGAATCCGGTGAGCATCTGCTCATCAGATTTTTGGAAATCTCATTGAACTGCTTAAGAATTTCCTTGTTATCCATTTCACGTAAACCCTTCAAAATACCAACATTTATATTATATCATGAGGCTTTTTCGGGACTTCGAAAACCACTTTTTTACATGACAAAATGCATTAAAACCACCGTAGGAACCACGTACAGATCCATAGAGCTACGTTGTCTTATCAGGTGACAAAAATGTTATTTTTTGCAAACAGATGCAAAACAGATGGGTTTTGGATCGATTCTCGAGGTCTGTTCAAAAAAAATATTTGTTATGCATTATGTGATGTATATCAACATAAATTTTTAAAGAATCAACGCCCGTCCTGGGGCTGTTTTTACCATAATCATTAGTACAGTTTTAGGCCATTATGGAGCGTTTACAAATTTACAATATGCTAGTCTCAATAAGAGCCGAGCTTATTTTTTGACTACTGTACCTATATCAAAGGCGATAATTAAGCAGGTTCAAGTGCGAAATGTAAGATTTAACCGTTCCATGTCATACTCCGTGAAGAATTTCCTAAAATCCTCCATGCCACGACCTTGTCCAACCCACAGGATTTCTCCGGTTTCCAGGTCCATTACGCAGGATGCATAGCTGTGGCCTTTGTGTATTGCAAATTCATCAACCGCAAGATATGTAGTTTTGTATCCGGAACGCTGAAGTTCTTCTTTACGCTTTCTGAGGAATTCATCCATGAAGCCAAGATGAATTTTCTTAACTGTTTCCCAATGAAAACCGGTAATCTCAGCAACTGCAGAAACAGGCATGTTCCTGGATAACAGTCCTTTAATCCATTCAGCTGCCCGTATGGTTATTCTGGCATTCGGAACTTTTGCGGGAATAGGTTCCATAAAATAATGTCCGCCTTCTCTACATTTATAACCATGGTAGTGAAAAACAAGACTTTGCCTGTGTTTTGGAAGAAACGGAAAATCCTTAATTTCCGTGGTATGTCTGGCATGAACGTATACGTTCATTTTCCCGCCAAAAGGACATTTCATGTCCAACGTTTGGCGGTTGCTTTCAAAAGAATAAACGGATTTTAAGGTTTTGGGATTGAAGCTGTGTGAAACAGGAGTAAATGGTTGGCAAACTGAGCTTATCTGTGTAACAAACGTCTGAAGGGGCATAAAGTATCTCTGTTGTATTTGGTGTGATAATTTGAATACTAGAATACTTTTGCCCCTTCTTCAATATCTACATTCCCAACAATTCCGTGAAGAACCTATTTTTTTAGTAGTTATTTAAAATTCTTTTAAACAAGCTTGAGAACTGGCGTTCTGTTGATTCTAATAAAATTTCACAATCGTTGCATCTTGGAATTGAGTTCCAATTTTTAAATCCATTAGTGTAAACAATGTAAGAGTCTTTATAGTATTTTGCTATATATTTGGACAGATCTGTTGAGTAAAGTTGTGAGTCTCCAATCGCAATTATTCGGTTTCCAATAAAATTTGTATCCTTTGCGGTTGATTGACAATGAACTATATTAGGCATGATTGTTTTGCACTGCACTTCGCTTTGAATTTTTTGAAAAATTGGAGACTCTGTAGTGTAATCAATATTGTATTTTTTTTTAAAATATACTTTGAAAGTGAATTTATCAAGGTCACCATGTCTTATATTGTTAGTTGGTTTAAAGCTATCGCATAAGCCAGAGTGGTCGTTTTGTATTCGATTTTGTAGGAATGCATTGGCAACTAAACAAGCACCTGTACGGGACACGTGTGTGTCATGTTTAAAATAGGAATTTTCGTTGGAATTAAGTGCATTCAACGGATACAACACATTTATATTATATGTTTTATCCAAATCAATATTAAAATTCTCATTGTAGTTTGCAATATATGGATTGTTAATAATACCAATTTTATGTGGCATAACAGACATTTTCATTGGTGTAATTAAAAATGTTAGTTTTGATGGATTGTGTTTTTTCAAAAAGGTAACTATGTCCTTTTTTAAGGTGTTTACCTTTGGTTGTTTATATTTTCCTGTTATTTGTTCAAGACTTTTGTCGCCGGTGTAAAAAAGGATGTAATTATTGCCAACAATGGTATTGCTGGTATTAGCTTTTATTCCAAATGTTGGGTAAATATTCTTAATATCCAAGGTTATTAGATTTCGAAATCTAAAACGATCATCAAACCAGCTTTCAAAATTCTTACCATATGTTTCATTTACAGTGTTGTTTTGTACTATGGGCTTGTAAACAGCTAACATTCTGTTTTCTGTTTCAGACTTGGTGCTTTGATAATCGATTTTTGATGCGGGAATCAGAATAGTTATTGCAACTAAAATAATTAAAGCTACATTAGCATATGATGTTTTGTTATTTTGCTGAATTAGCAAAAGCTTCGAAACAGCTAAAAATAACAAAAATGTTAAAAATATGATAGCTATAGCTAAAAACATCAGTTGTGAGTTTTGAGCGGATTTATCAAATAGCCCACTAATCCATGAACCTTTAAGATTAAAAGGCTTTACAAAGATTAAATACGGATCTCTGTTTTCTATTCTGAATGAAATTTCATCTGGTGTTCCATTAGGTATGGTGTCTTCTTTGGCATGGTTCAGCGCAAGATCTTTAGGAGCATGTAGGGAGGTTATCTCTTTACCTTTTACCTTAATATTTTTAATAGATACGCGGGAAGGACGAACCTGAGGGTTTTGATAATCCCCCATATCAAATCTGATTAGATTGACTTTTTCCTTTCTTTGGACTGGTATATTAACCGAAACAGTTTGCCATTCATTGTTGGAAATGTTGGTCAATACCTTTCTTATCTTTTGGTTTTCACTAAATTTTTTATTTGAATCCAGAGTGTAGAACACGTCTAGATTAACGTTTTTACCCTTAAAACCTTCAAATTTAATATCGTATGAAACAGGCACGTTGTATGTGAGGGAATTTTTGAGTTCCGTGCATACACAGACTGCAAAAATAAGACAAATAATAAAAACTACTGAGTTTTTTACCATGGTTAGCTTTGGTTTATTCATGATGTTTTCGGAATTATTGTTCAT